GCTTTCGTCTTGACGGTGGCTTTCGGCGCTGCCATTGGGGTTTTGCTCGCCCTGTATCTGTAGATCCGCAGCGAGAACGCGGCGGTTGAACGCGATAAAAATAAGGAATAGAAAAAAATCATGAGTAACTGTTTTCTTACTGCCGATCTACATTTTGGGCATCCACGCATCGTGACTTTTCGTGATGACAACGATGCGTTGATTCGTCCGTGGACAAATTTGTCCGATATGGAATCGGACATGATTGAGCGTTGGAATGCCGTGGTAAAGCAATACGATAAAGTTTATGTGTTGGGTGATGTATCAATGACCAAAAAAGGACTTGAGGCGTTTGGTAGGATGAACGGCAAGAAGATTTTGGTCAAGGGGAACCACGACATTTATGGAGTGGCAGACTATTTGAAATATTTCTATGATATTCGTGGATCTCATAAGCTTGGGAATGCGCTTCTGAGTCATATCCCTATTCATCCAACGTCTATTGCAACGTGGTGTGTAGGGAATGTGCATGGTCATTTGCATTCGCGTCGAGTGTTGTTGCCTGATGGATCGGTTGACCCCCGATATTTGTGTGTATCGGTTGAACATACGGATTATACACCGATTGCGTTTGAAGATGCTCTGGAAAGACTCCGTATCCAGCAGGGCGATACCACTGGTCAAACTTGCCAATGAAGTATTTTCCTGCTATATTGTCGTTGTAAAAAAGATCGGGGTTTTCAAGGACATTGTAGGCATATAGTAGCCGATCTTCGTTATAGGACATTCCATATTTGGTATTGCATAAGTAAAGGATTGTGCGGGTGAAGTGTGATGGATTCTTTTTGAACAGTGCTTGAAGTTCCTTGTTGCTCCCGCAGTAAGTTCTCCAATCGCTTTCGACTGTTGTTCTGCGTTTGTCAGATGGTTTGAGCTTTCTGTGTGACCAAAAAGTTTTTTTGCCGATGTATGATTTTTTAGTTTCATTATGGGCAATGACATAGACAAATCCCATAAGTTTTGTAGACTTGAGTTCTTCTGGTGAAGGACAAAAGTGAGTTTCGTTAAATAACCAAGGAGTTAAATCATGAGCGATCTTTCTGGGCATGGCAATGGCAATGGTAATGGTTCTAATGATGTGAAAGTCGAAAATGCAGTTGGAATTGCTTTTTCGGAACTTGTGGGAAAGTACGGTAAGGCGGCTGGTCTAATAGCCAAACTTGTCTACTCGTTGGAGCTTATCTCAGGTCTAGTTACAGCGGGTCGTTCACAAGTTGATTCGATGGTTTTGTATAGTCGATACGCACAAATTGCGAACAACATCTTGGGCGATATTGAAAGCGTTCTTGAGGTAGACAAAGAATCGGCCCATGCCGCAATGAAGTGGGTTGCTTTGGCGGTGTCTGAGTTTTCAAAAACCGTCAACGATGAACGTGAATCTGGTGCGGTCGAACAAGGGGAAAGCGATGAAGTTAATCCTTTGAATGTGGTTCAATATTCAACAGTGGAAGATTTTCATACATCTTTGAAGGAATCTGCAAATAAAGGCCAAGTGACTGTTGATTCGCTCGAATCGAGGACTGTCCACTGATGCGGGCGGTGATTAGACTGGTGTTAGTCGTGTTCATGGTGATGATCCCTCTGCACACTATTTCGGATGCTGGTTATATTCCGCATCCGATTGTTTCTCTGAAAGAGGAAATTTGCATGGCCTATAACATCATGTTTGAAGCGACTAGTCAACCATTGGAAGGTCAAATAGCGGTTGGTTGGGTCGTCCTAAACCGCGTAAACAACGCTAGGTTCCCCGATAGTGTTTGCAAGGTAGTTGAGTCACCCTACCAATTTTCGTGGCTCTTACAGCCTGTTAAACGGGGTTGGTTCCAACATCTTTATATTCCGTCTACTTATGTTGGTGCATGGGAATCGGCATTCAACGCTGCGCGTATGGTATTGTCGCATTCCGTGGAAGATCCTACACGTGGAGCACTGTTCTATCATACGAAACAAGTCAATCCATCGTGGAGTGGTAAAATGGAGAGAACGGCGGTTATTGGTGATCATGTGTTTTTCAGACCAATTTCTGATTGACATTGACCAATTGAGCTACAGACCCCGCAGTTTGGGGTAAGGAAGGATAGGGCAAAAGATAAATCTGTTGTTGCTTTTGAATCATAGACCGAGTATAATAAAGCAATGAAAACAGTTAAGAAGGACACCAATGTTAAAAAAACTCCCCACACCCCTTAAAAAGATGTACCTAGCCGGTGGGTTCAAATCCAACTGGCAATCTCAAGTTGCCGCCAGATTCGGCGGATCGTTTGAGCTGCTTGACCCGAGCACACACAACATTCAAGACCCCGCCGAATACACACGTTGGGACTTAGAGGCGGTTCGCCATTCCGACATTGTTTTGGCCAACATGGAGGCTTCGAATCCGGGCGGCTATGCGCTGGCGTTGGAAATCGGATTTGCAAAAGCCTTGGGTAAACAAATCTTCTTGGTTGATCAGGTCGAGAACCCCTCGGTGAAGCGCTACTTCGAAATGGTTCGCCAGTGCTGCGAACGAGTCTTCCCGACGCTTGATGCTGCCCTAGATCATCTATCGTCTTTGAACTGATGAACTCGTCGAAGTGACTACGCTTGAAGCGATTCGTGCGCAGAACAGTAGGAATTATCCTCCTTTATGGAGGGCGGCATGTTAAAAAATGCGACAAGGATAAATCATGACAGATGTAACAATTTCGATCAACCCAGACGAATTTTTGTGGGCACAGAAGTATAGGCCCAAAACGATTTCTGAGTGTATCATCCCCGAAAATTTGAAGGCACTCTTTCAAGGATATGTCGATAAGGGTGAAATTCCTCATTTCCTTCTAGCTGGCCCTCCCGGAAGTGGAAAGACTACAGTTGCGCGGGCGCTTGCCAGTGAAATTGGTGCTGATGTGTTGTTTGTCAAAGCTGCCGAAGAAAACGGCATTGACATGATACGGAATCAGATTAGACAGTTTTGCTCAACGGTTAGTTTGACAGATTCAAAAAAGATTGTGATTTTGGATGAATCGGATCACATTTCACAAGCAGCGCAAAAAGCCTTGAATGGTTCTTTGGAAGAATTTAGTTCGAATGCTCGGTTTATCTTTACATGCAATTTCAAGAGCATGATTTCGGAAGCGATTCACAGTCGTTGCACTGTCGTTGACTTTAAGATTCCAAGCAACGAAAAGGCTGTGTTAGCAAAGGAAATGATGGTTCGTAGTATGGAGATTCTACATCAGGAAGGAGTTACGACCTACGATAAAAAGTCTCTGGCTGCTCTCATTTCGAAGAACTTTCCAGATTTTAGGCGCACTCTGAACTCGTTGCAACGTCATGCTACCGACAATACGATTGATTCGAGTGTTTTGAATGATAACGATATTGGAGTTTTTGATGATCTACTGACCGCATTGCGTGATAAAAATTTCTCTAGCATGCGTAAATGGGTTGGGCGAAACTCAGATATTGATGTATCATCACTCTATACGCAGTTTTACAAGATTTTGCAAGATACTGTTCGTCCTGAATGTTTGCCTGATATAATTTTGCTTCTTGCCGACTATCAGTTTAAGTCTTCGTTCAGTGCCGATCAAGAAATTTGTACAACAGCATGTTTGACTGAAATCATGGGCGTAGTTAAATTTTAAGGAAGAAAAATGTTTGAAATTATCGTTTCATATCTTGTTTATTCTATTTTTTTGATGTTTGTGATGGCTGGTGTTGTCAGGTATTTCAACAGGCAGAAGGAAGTTACGTTGAGCATTTATGAGGATCGACAAGTCAAAGTCAAATTCGTGAATGGGATGGCAATGTGGTTTGCCGAAACTGAAACTGTGGAGACACAACACGATGGGGTCACTGAAATTTTGAATATTGTTCGTGACAAGGAAACCGGAACTTTTGTTCATTCTTTGTATTCTACTCCTTCTAGTATCATGGAACCGATGGAGTTGGCAGTGAATGCTGCCGGTCAAAAGGTCAGGGAAGCATTGTGTGTTTACTTGCGACACGATGTTGGCTTGGTGGTTGTTTTGTCTGGGACAGATAAAAATGGCGCTTGACATTTTTGGCTTGATCAGCGATATTCTAACAAAGAACGTCGAATGGTCTGACGAGTTAGAAGCGGCGTACAATCCGTTCCTTGTCAACCGAGCACTTTCGCAACGTAGGGATTGCCTGTTTTATGCTGAATCTATGAATCGGCACTCAACGCTGTCAAAGCATGATCAGTTCATGTTTTACCGACATGCGATGCCGAAAACAGCGAAGAAGTATATTGAGTGGGGTAAGAAGGACAAGGTTTCGGAAAATGTCAGCCTGATAGCAAAGGTTTTTGGAATGAGTATCAAAAAGGCGCAAGAAGTGGAGGGCTTGCTAACTAACGAGCAAACGAAGAAAATTGTAGATACCTATACAAACATGGGTGGTTTGAAATCTAAACGAGGATAAATCATGATTACTACTGAACTTTTATTTGATTGGACACCTGATGACATGGTGGAGGTCAAGCTTTTGAC